TGACCGCGCTGATATTGATCAGACGCATACATCTCCACGCCTGCGTCGTAGAGCTTCGACAGCGGCTTAAGTGCTTCGGTCAGCTCCTCGAGGCGATTGACGCCTTGAACGCTTCGCTGTTGCCCACGCTGAATTGCAGTGACTTGTTGCACCTGCGGCAGCATCGGGGGCCTGGCGGGAGCCGCCGGCTGTGAGTTCGCATCAAACTGCAGAAAGGTGTTGACCGGCTGGGCCGATACGTCGACGCTTCCTGCTTGTAGCCGTTGTGGTGCTGCCATTAGCCTTTACCTGGTGGAGTAGAGCCTGGATTAGAGCCTGAATTAGTCCACGACTTGGCCATGCCGTAGGTGTTGAGCGCAGCAGTCGTTGCACCGAGAGCAGAGCTCAAGAACGATGTTGTTGCACTAGGCGCTGCTCCAGTGAATGACGGTCCAGCTGGATTGACCAACGTCGCCAGTGGCGGGAACGGCGCGATCGGATCGAACACGTCTTGCTGCTCGTAAAGCTGCTGACTGTTGTATTGGTTCAGATAACTAGCGATCTGACCCGCCTGCTGCCTGGTGTACTGACGATCCCTGAACCCTTGGTTCATCTGCCTCATCGCCTCCATGTCACCCATCTGTCGGGCGTAGTCGATGATGTATCGATCGACGTTCAGGCCTTCACGGCCAGAAGCAGTTACGGAGGCCTGTGACCTCAACGCCTGCTGCTTGTATTGCATCATCGAGATGGCATCGGCCATCGATTGCTGCGAAAAAGCGTCCGCTAGGGCTTGTGACTGGTTTGAGTAATCCGCTCCAGCTGACGCTCGAGTTCGAGCAACAACCTCTGCCTGATTGATTGCTTTCGACAGTTCAAAGTTTCTGAGCTGACCCGCATAAGCAAGCTCTTGACCGTGGTTGACCTGCTGCTGCCAAAACGAATACTGATTGTTTAAGTCCCGAGTACGGGCCTGATTGCTCGCAGTCCATGAAGCGAATTCATCGCTGGCCTTTTGCTGCGCAATTTGAGTTGCGTATTCCTGGCGCTTTGCCTGACCTGACAGCAACCCTTGCCCAAATGACAACGCCGCCTGGCCACCAGCCAACATCATCGGGGTGATGACGACCATCAGTTAGCCCTCCAAAAATCACAGAACAATGCAGCTGAGGGGCCAAATGGCCGCGGCCTCTCAACAGTGAAACCAAGAAGCTTCAGCCATTTAATGCTTTCAGCGTTCTTGGAATAGACCTGATTAAAGAGAGGACCGCCCAATTCCTCGAGGCAAGTATCAACCCATTTTCGCCCTTCAACGCACAACTGCCAGCGTGCGCGGCGATTTTCCGTCAATCGATCAGTTCCAAGCATCCAAATGCGCTGTCCTACGACCCCGCAGAGACCGCAAGGAACACCGTCATCGGTGGCCATCCCACGAACAATGTCGGAGTAAGCCCAGCTTTCAGTCACTGCATCACGGGCCTTGCAGCCATGACTGAGCATCACTTCCTGAACGTCTGACTCGCGCAGATTCTCCGCCACATCCAAGACGTGATCCACATCTGGCTCATAGACCCACTGCATCAAGACGCACCTGAACGACTGGTGATCATGCCAATCCACTCCAAGGTGCTGAACTTCGACGGATGTGGCGTGTCGTTCAACAGCTCCACAAGGATGCGATCACCGCGGCCCAGGATCGGTACGTTAAATACGCCCTCGTACTTGAGCTGCGTATCCATCCCTGATGATGTTGTCGGGGTGCCAATCGTTGAATTGCGGACGGCCAGCACCGTGCCGTCAAATGTATAGAGCCCTTCCTTTCTTCCCTCCGGAATCACCTTGACCTGGAAGTAGCCGGTCTCCTGGTACGCAAGCTTGGCCTGACGCACCTGCGTGCGAACGACATTGCGAACAGCTTTGCCGCCACCGATCTCGTTCATCAGCTTGAAACGACTGAATCTGTACCTGAATTCGTACTTCTCCCCGGCCCAAACATCCTCAGCAGACCAGTCGCCTCGAGCTGTAACCGTGTTCGAGTCATCGGTGGATCCAAGAAGAACCGGGCCGGCCTTGTTCGTCTGGGTCATGTTGTACGCGCTCCAGACCTGCACCTCATTGGTTGCCGTGTACGGCAGCGTGAAAGTCGTTTGATTCGTCTGCTCGTCGTAGACGCCGTTAGCCATTCGCATGTCTGCCGCTGTCGCTGTCGTTGTGCTGACCAGCCGATCGAGCAACATGGGATAGGGAGCGTCAACAGATTCCTCTGCGCGATCAAGCACTGAGATCTGCTCGAGGTAGACCTCGTCGCCGTATCGCATCAAGCAATAAAGGATCTCCCTGATGCAAACGATCTGGAGGACTTCATCAGCTCCAAACTCCCAGTAGGACCAGCTGTTCTGCGCACGCTCTGCACCTTCACCTCGATTGCGTAGGAACCATTTGTAGACGTAGATCCGCTTGCGGTAATCAGCCCCCAGCATCCCGGTGTCGTTCTTGCCACTCAGCAGGAATGCAGCATTTCCGGTGTCATTCACCGTAAGTTTGAAACATTCATCGGGGATATAACTGGAGATGTATCCCGTCAAGTCAGCCGCATCGGCTGTCAGAGCAGTGCCCGCACCTCTCACCGCAAATTCTCTCATTTGCGACCACTGACCGTTGCTTTGCAGGAAGAAAATGCCACCACCTGCCTGTTGTGGCCTGACACTTACATCAACATCAAACTGAGTCAGAGCGGTAATCTGTGCAGTGGCCGGAGTCAAAACAGTCTCCGCCGCATTAAACCTGAACTGGATTTGCGCCGATATAAGTATCAATTCATCCTGATATGGGACTGCATAACGAAGGACTGACACCTTGTTGTTGGAAGCCACAACATCAATAGGGTCAGTATCAAGAACCGTTGTAACGGTCTCGGGAAAGAATTCAAAGAATTCTCGAACTCGCGAGAGAACAACATTCTCGTCAGCCAGGAATCCGAGCCTGTTCTTGTAGATGAAGATGTCATTGATCGGAAAGCCAACAAACGAAGGATCAGGCGACGTGTCGATGTCACCAGCAATACGTCTCCCCCAGGTCGGAACACCGTCAGGGATGCCAGCAACCGTCTGACCATTGACCGGACCAAACCAAAAATCACCATCGTTCTGACGAATCAGGACGTGCGGCATGGTCGTGGGATTGAGCATGTACTCAGTCCCAGGGGCGACAGTTTCCGCCCATTCGCCCTCACCGAAATCACCGGTTCGAGGGACAAAGGAGACGTGAAAATCGTCGAAGGATGTGCCGGGGTCTCCAGTGACATTGATCTGATAGCCCTCTGGAGCAATCGTCGGCAATTCGGTGAACACCTGCACCGTGTCCAGGATTGCGGTGATCGTGGCGTTTGCTTTGGCGTCAGTCGCCGCGACCGTGATCGGATTATCTGAACGAAGCCAGATGACTGAACCGACTCGAGTCCCCTCAACGTCATCGTCCGTGACGCCATCCATCAGTTCCTGGGCGATCTCCTCAGAGCTGATCCTGTTCTCGGTGACGGTGGTTCCGCTGGTGACGACAGGTGCCACTGGAGTTTCGACAGTGACCTCAGTCCCGTTCACGTTCAAGACGTACTCATTGCCGTAAACGGCCTGCTTCACCCACACCAGACACTCATGCTCGTTCGGCCTGGCCGTCTCCGGAGCCAGGGCCGTGTCCATCGCTGTGTTGGTCAGCGTGTTGGTGATCCAGGTGTAATCAGCGATCGTGACTGCTCTGACCTGCTGCCTCGCATCAGTGATGCTGTCCAGGTAGTCGTAAGCGTCAGTGTCTTCGGTGACTGTGCGCTCAGTGCCGTCGAGCTCAAAGACTCTGATCTGCTCGTTCGTAATAACAGCGATGTACTCCTCTTCCTGGTCCCGGAGGATCGTGTGGAAGAACGCATCACCGAAAGGTGCCTCACTGACTCGCGCCAGGGTTCTGCTGCTGTCGCGTTTCCGCAGACCCTCTGCGATCGACGACACGCCATTGATCTGAATCTCACCCTGGCTCGGGTCCTTCTGTGCATCGGGTTGCTGGCTCGCACCCTGGATGAGATTTGGGATTGTTACCGCGACGTTTTTCATCAGAAGATTGAGTAGCCGTTAGCAACGCGACGGTTCATCAACCCAGTAGCCGGCTGATACGTCGGGAAAGCATTTGCTCCGGTGAGCATGTTGGATTGCTCTTGCTCCATCTCGATCCGCTCGAGCTCCGCCTGGGCGTCTTTCTCGTCCTCTTTCGTGTATTTGAAAAGAGCTTCGGAACCCAGCGACCGATCAGAGAAGATCCGCGCTGCTCTAATCGTCACCCAGCGGTTGTACGCCTCGGGCACGTCATCCCACGGCAGCAACCAGATCACGTCAGCAGCAAGCTCAGTGATCGACTCATCGATCAGATAGGTGCGCTTCATCAGGTCGTAGACCCTCTGCCCGCGTAGCTGAAAACGACCGTTGTACTTGTAGCGATTGACCGAAAAGCCAACGACTGAATCAGGAACCTTGATGTTCCCGGTGTCGGCGTCTCGAGCGAACGGGTAGTCGTATTCAGAGTTCCAGCTCCAGCCGCGGGTCTGTCCTTCTTTGTGAATTTCGAGAACAGTGCGCTGCGCAATCCGCGCATCTTGGATCTGCTCGTTGTCGAGCTGGTCGACCGGCTGCTCACCGATGTTCTCCAGGCAGATATTTACAGCATCTAAAAGGCTGGTTCTCCCTTGAGCCGTGGACTGCGCAACTAGCGACATTTGCTCTACGAGGACGATGACCGCATTCTGACGGGTCATAAAAAAAGGGGCCAGGCTTGCGCCTGACCCTGGTCCCCTACTCGTCGTCGATCACAAGCTAGCTGCTTATGCGGATTTGACCTGAATGGCCGCGGCACACTCAGCGCGTAGTACACCCATACCAAGGGCCTGCCTTGCCACCATCAAGTCAGACTGGTACTGCACACGATACTCGGGTCCAGTCAACTGAAGTGAAGGACTGAGCAGTGAAACAACACCAACTGCATCGCGGTGGAAGATCAAACCACGGCAATTTGAGAGGTCTTGTGCATAATCTGCGTTGACATCTCCAGCAACCAAACTATAGTCGGCTTGGTCAACATGATTACTCGAAAATAGAGGAATGCCAGCAATTCTGGCAGTCTCACCTTGAGCAATAGTGCCGTTACCTCCACCACTGTTGTAATCAACATTGATGGCACGACTTGACTGGGTGATTGAATAAAAGTCGTCCGGAGTGAAGACGGCATACATATTATCAATCGGGACATCTTTCTTCTCAAACTCTACACGAGCATCGAAGATTGCCTCGACTAATGCATCACCACGTTCTTGACGAGTTTTTGCGTCAAAATCAGTCGCGGTGTCGCCAAGTTCGATGTTGGTTCCAGTCCGACCGGCGTTCGGGGGATCCTTCGCCAGGGGCTCTGTGCTGTTGTTAGCAGCCGCAAATACGAGCCTAGCTACCCTCTTGTCATACTCCACCGCAAGGGCTCTGCCGAGTTCCCTTGTATAGATTTGGCGGACATCGTAGAAGTTCATGAGTTCATCAACTTCGTAGATTGCGGTATCCGCAATCATTAAAGCGTCGAGCTCAATTGTTCTTTTGTTCAGGTCTGATGGATCATTACCGTCGCCAGTAATGGGTTTTCCGGGCTGGTGGTAAGCCAAGTGTTATCCCGAAGGCTCTTTATCCCTCGGTTCTTACGGTTTGCCATCCCGCAAGGTCAGACTATATCTTCACCCCCTGGTCAAAAACCGGTTGGGTGCAGGGCACTCGTGGATCCGTTACTGAGTTTCCTCTCGGGATCTAGTCGTTGAACCTTCCAGGCTGTGACCTGGCTTGGCTGCTGATTCCCCAGTGATGGAGGGGTCCCAGACAATTCACCCTGTTATCGCAGTTCGCTTACGCGAATGCGGGCCGCAATCCAGCCAACATGCGTCCGGTGATCGGGAAGTCAACTGACTTGCCGCCACGGATGTTGCGTTCACGGGTCTTGCCCTTGAACACCGTGTTGATCATGAAGGCGTCGAGAACTTCCGAGCTCCCGAGCCGCAAAAACATTTCGCGGTTCTTATCAAGCTTGCCGGCGCCAGCTTCCCATGTAGCGGCGTCGCCCTTGATTTGACCCAATCTTGAGAGATTGACGTCAGTCATGATGAATTTTTCGGAGGAATAGTTTTGGTTTGATTTAGACCGCCCATTCCTCCCTGGCCGTGAGTTGTCCTTTCGGGCTCACCCAGTTCCGGTTGCTGTCTTAAAAGAGAGCTTACTAAAACTGTGGTGAATTAGCCAAACGCATTGCGACTTGGTTCCTGTAGGCCTCATCCACGTCATAAAGACGCTGGCCCTGATCATTCCTTTTATTCATTGCATCCAGGACTTGCTGCTGACTTTGGAAAGTAGAGAGGTCCGTTGCAGGTGTTCCACCCCCGTAGAGCTGTGGCTCAATATCTTGCTGCTTAAGACCCTGACGAGCCTGCAACGACTTCAGTGCCCAGCTCACAGCTTCAGCGTTGCCGGTGTTCACGGCCTGGTTGTAGCTGACCTTTTCGGCGTCAGTCATGTTCTCCCGGCCCCAGGCTTGCAGCTGATCAAACGCTTCCTGTCCGCCAAGCTCGTTGAGAATTGCTGATGACTGAGCATCAGACAGTCCATCGGCTGATGCCTCGGGAGCAGCAGCCATCTTCTGCACGAACATGTCGACAACCTCCTTTGAGGTGTTGAATGTTTCGGCAAGAGTTTCGTAGTGCTCAGAGATGTCTTGGCCCTGGTCGGCCTTGGCCATCACTTCGCCCAGATCCACGCCCTTCTCAGCAAGACTCTCCACGGCAGCCGAGCCATACCTCTCTGAGGCTTGCTCCGCTGTGTATGCGCCCTTCTGTTCCTGCACTGGCTCAGGCTCAGCCTCCTGTGTCTCCTGGGGCTGCTCTCCTGACTGTTGCCCCATCTTGCGCTGGAGCTCTGCATAGGCCTTTGCCAGCTCCTGTGGTGACTTGAATTTGCCGAGGATTGCCTCTTCCGATGCGGCCTGTTCCTGCTCACGAACAAAATCCTCGAGAACGCTTTCTTGTCCAGGGGCAACCATCCCCTCCCGCTGCTCTGGTGTGGTCAGCTGCGGGCCGTCAAATGTTTCGGGAGTGCTGTTGACCGGGGTTCCAACTTCGGGGCTCATTGTGGTTCTGGTTCAGGGTTTTCTGCCGTCATCTGCACTTCCTGGGCGGTTTGTGCAGCATCAGCAAGGTTCTTGGGATCAGCCAGCTTTGATTGCATAAGCATCTGCTGCTGAGCTTCTTGTTGGGCTGCTTGCTGTTCCTGCATCAACTCCTCTTCGGACTTGATCAATCCGAGAGTGTCGATACCCATTGAATAAGCAAGACGCTTAATAAGCTCGGTCGGCTTGACATAGGTGGCCAAACTTTCCGGACCCATTGTTTGTCCCAACGTCGTTGTAAATCTAACGAGCTGTTCAAGGTCATTTCCACGTCCAACTGCAGCAAGTCCGACAGTCATCACCGGCTTGACAAAATCTTCGTCCACTTTCGGGATCTTGTTCTCACGCTGAAGAATGTCCAGCTTGCGAGACACATACGGCACTTGGAAAGATGTTTGCAGCACGGACCAGATCGCACCGAGAGAGGCTTCGATTTCAAGTGCCTGCAAGCGGACCTCTTCGGCAGTAGTGCGCTCAGAGTCGCGAACATTTTGGAGCATGAAAGCCTGTGACAGCCTGGCCTCGATCTGCGTCTTTCCTTGCATCGCGACCTGCAGATCCGTGGATTTCTGGATCTGCAGTGCCTGCACATCATTAGGGTCTCCGGTCACGAACGCACCGTTCGGACTGTTGGCCAGATTGGCTGCTTTGGTAACGCCGGACGGCTTGACCAAGAACAGAATCTTGCTGCTGGCCAGACTGCCTTCTGCAATGGCCTGACAGAGAGCCTCAACCGTCTGCAGATCAGCCAGTGCAGCGGTCTCTACATACGAAATTCCGTACTGTTGACCGTCCGACCGAATCATGGTCAGAGGTAAAAACGGCGAAACCGACTCAGGCCTGCTGAACTCAGTGCCAGGGATGACCTTGTTATTTACTTCCTGGTGCCATTTGACAGTGCCTTCCTTGCCCTGGCTATTCCTTTCCCACTGGATATACGTGTAGATCCGAACGGTATCCCCGTTATCGCGGCGAGGAACAGGATTGATGATGTCGTCAATGAGGCCAGAAGTAATGTCGTCATCGTCGTCTTTCGCACGAACAAGTTCCTGGATCTTCTCTGGGAGTGTTTCAATCGCCAGCTGCTCGCAGATGATCACCTCGAGCGGATTGCCCATCGGATCCCGCTGGCAGACGTAGCGGTTGAGATGGAAACAGCGCAGGCCCTCCGGGGCGATATGCAGCAACGCATTGCCGCCGACGATCAAATGCAGCAATGCCTCGTGGAACACCACACGGTCATTACTGGCCTCGATCTCACGGAGCACCATCCGCTCGATCTGGCTTAGCGATTGCTCCCAGTCAGCTTTTTGCTCAGGGCTAACTCCACCTTCAGCGGCAATCGCCGCCTCATCCAGCGAGAACCGAAAGAACTGCTGCGTGGGAGGTAGCAATGCAAGAAGCATGCGGCTTGCAAGGTTCAGAACACCTCGAGCCCCGATGCCGTTCCATGGCACCGGAAAGGATTCCTTGGTGTCAGCAACTGGCTCTGAGCTGGTTGGGATCAGATACGGAATCGTCAGCCGAGCGCACGCCCGACCCCTGCTGAGGTAATAGTCCCGGTCCTGGGCCAGGTCTTCGTAACGCTGAGCTGCTGTCTTTTTCATTAGATGGAGAGGTTGGTGCCTCGAGTAGATCCAGTTCCGCGCTGATAACGAGCTGCCGTCAATCGACCGCCAGACCCCTTACTGCCGCGTGTTGTTTGTTTGGCTGTTGGAGCCGTTGGCTGCTGCTGGCCAAGAATGTTCAGCGAACTGCTCGCTGCATTACCTGCAGCTGTAATCGCTTTCACCTTGGCGTCCTTCTCAGCTGTGAGCTCTTCTGCTCTTGCGACGTTGTCCAGCTCGAGCTGGGCCGCCTGTGCCTCGTAATTGTTCAGCTGCTGCACTTGAGCAGCTGCTACAGCAGACCGCTGCGCAGCAATTGCATCCAGCTCCGCTTGTCGCTGAGCAGCCCTTTCATCAGCTTCGCGTTGCTTACGCTCAGCTTCGCGTCTTTCGTTGCCACCACCACTACACATGATCAGATCCCCAGGTTGACGCCAGACCCTGCTGAATTAGCAGTCCCAGCAGTGCTGATTTTCAAGTTGGCTTTTGGCTTCTTCTTCTTGGTGACCGCAGCAGTGGTCTGAGCTCCTTCTGGAATCTCAGTTTCCTGAGTTGTGACCGTATAAGCCGATTTATTAGCTGCTGATTGTGATGCAGCTGCTGTTTCCGCATCGAAATCAGCCTTCAGCTGTGCAGTTTCAGCTGTTGCAGAGTCAATCTGCTCCTGCAGCTGCGCCTGGAAGCTGGCCTGCTGTTCATTGATTTGCGCTTGATATTGATCCAACGACGCTTGATTAGCGGCAATGTCCGCGTCACTGGGACCGCGATAGACAACTTCAGGGGCTTGGGGTTGGCCGAGGCACATGATTGACTCCTAGGTGATGTTGAGACCAGCGCCCTGCGCGGAACTGGTGGCAGATCTGCCAATCCGCAATGAGCTTTTGCCTTTGCGGGTGTTGATCCCTCTTTCTCGAACGCCAATGTCCGGCGCTTGCGCAGTTGCTTCCGGTGGTGGCGTGCCAATGAGCGTCATGAGGCGTCTTGCCTCCTCGTTGGCGTTGTCGACGGCCAGCATCCGGTCATCAAGGATTGTTTGGCGTTCCGTCTGCTGATCTCTTAAAGCAGCCTGCAATTCACCCTGCATCAAGCGGGTGTCGTTATTCATCTGCGACTCGATCGCAGCTTTTTGCAGCTGAAATTGCTTGTCGTAAGCGTTGTAATCGGGCTTGGTAATCGTCCCGGCGCTGCCACCTCCCATGCACATCAGTTGTGCCCTCCTAATTCCATGGTGGTGAGCATGTCCTCCTGCTGCTCCTGATACTTGTAAGCCAGCCATCTGACAGCAGACACCTGACCGGCTTTGAACATGATTTCTCGATCGCTCCAATCAAGACTTGGAGCTTGATCAGGGAATTCAGCGGCCATTGCGGCCACTAATCGCTGATCGATGGCTGGCAATGGAAGCACTCTGCGGGATCGTAGGTGTGCCAACTGTATCTAAGGTGCTAGTAAGCGCCCAGCCTGCACATGAGCGATCAACTCGAAAGAATTGGCGAGATCCACGACCTCGTAATTGAATTAACGCTTGAACGACTCAAAGAAGGTGACACTCGCGCAGTTCCAGACGCGATGGCATTGATTAAAAACAGCAATGTCAGTGCCGTAGCTGCTGAGGGCTCAACTCTTAAAAAGTTGGCAGGCAAACTCGACTTCTCCGAGATGAACGACAAGGTTGTGCCGATCAAACCGAAAGCTGTCTGACGCCTCCATAGGAACCTGATTGCGTTTGGGAGGGCCGCCAACCAAGCGCAAGGCAGTCAATCGCTCCGACCTGCTCTGACATCCAGGCTTCCATGTCCTCTTGCTGGATCTGCGCTGCACGTTCTGCCTGGGTACGCAGCTGGTCCTGGGCCGCGGCCTCCACGAAATAAGCCAGGGCAATACTCAAAACATCAGCCCTATCGTCTGCCTCCAAGCAGCCCCTTTCTGATGTGAGCCGACTGAGCTGCCATGCCAGCATGTTTCGGTAGCCATTCTCCGGATCTTCATCGAGCAGGCGATAGTCCTGCTTCAGCACTTTCGACAACACGCAAAGACGGTGCTGCTGAATGATCGGGCCAAGCGTGTCGCACAAACGGTGCTCTTTTCTGATGCTGTGCTTCACCTCTTCGATGCTCACTGGGTGATGACGCAGCATGTGGGGCTTCAGCAGGGCAGTAAACATGCCGTCGCCCATGTTTGCTTCTGCGATCACGTAATTAACGCCCCACTTCTTCGCTGTTTTCGCCAAATGCTCCAGAACAGTGTCCTCGTAGCCAAGTTTTGAGCCACCCGACTCAAGCAAGTAGAAAATTCCCGCATATTCCGCCAAAACACACCAAGCCAACTCATCGCGACCCCTGCCCGCGGGATCGATTCCGAGAATGACGCGAGCATCCTTCCTTTCAATCCAGCCATTGATAAAAGCAGGCTTATG